TTGCATTTACGTATGTGTTTGCCATTAGCTCGTGAACCACCCTATAGCTTCAGACTGGTTTGCTAACGACCTATCTCGTAATGTGTTGTCAAGTTGCGTAAAATACAGTCGTAAGACCTTGTTAAACTGCTCAAACTCAAAAGAAGAATATTCCTCGGGTGGGTACGGTAACGCAGGTGCTACAAACCCTACGCTGTAATCATTATTAGCCATTAACGCCTCCCATCTGCACGCATGTCAAGTCGAGGTGAACCTAGCTGCCACTGTACTCCTGTAGTGCCAGAGTCCACTTTTAAAGACATTTGCCTACCTCTAACCCTAGTATGTATCTGTTCTGTATACACATCCACGGGCGAACTGGCGGTACGTACAACAGTGCCTGCATTTACGCCACTCTCTGAAGCTGGTGTGTTTCTGCCAGAGCCTGACGAGTTAAGAGGAAACAAGGTCATGTTTATTGTAGGCGAATCTCCTGTAGAACCTTCAAATGACACATCTGGTATCATCCTAGACACAAGCGCAAATTGGTGACCATCCTCTAAATCAAATTGTGCAGAGGTTATAAAAGCAGAAATAGCAGCGGGTGTGCCTGTTTCGTTGTCATCAATACCGTTCTCGTGGTCTACAAGCACAGAGTTGTACGTAGCAGCAAGGGGGAAACTTCTAAGTCCAGAGTCCAACCACGCAGTACGTGCCATATTTCCGTAGTACCAAATGTCTTCGCGGTAGTTGTATATAACGTATCTGTCTACGCTGGAGGAAGAACCAGAGCAATAGAACCACCATACTTCGTGAAACGCTTCGTTACTACCACCAAACACTTGTACGTACTGCAGGTCGTTGAAGTCTGTAAATATGTACTTTCTAAGGTCACAACGTAGTGTTTGTACCCGACCATCGTATTTGTAGAACTTGTCTTTACCCATCCAATAAGAAACACCGTTAGCGTAAGCCACTGAATTTTGTGAGGCTATTGAGGTTTGTTCACCAACAAGCGTAGCAGACCATACACCCGATCCTGCACCCACATACTGTAGAGAATACACGGAAGAGTCAGTCCAAACCAAGACCTCTTGACGTGACTGTTGTGCAGCAACGATTTCAGTACCACGAGATAGGCGAAGACTTCCTGCTTGATTGGTAGCTGCAGGGGTCCAGTTTGTAGCATCTTCTTGGTCAGACCATCGGATAAGCATAGGGTCTTTAGCAGAACTGCCTAGCGAGTTAGTTCCAAAACAAAACACAAACCTGTTAATATCCGACACAAGAAGGTTGTTTGTAACAGTTGGCACGTTTGACGCGCCACTTAGCGTAGTTAGTCCTACAGCACGCGTATTGAGGTTACCCCCAGCGTCAGACGCATCCCAATAGAATATGGCCCCGTTACGGTGTGCAAATATTAAATCTTCCCCAAAATTCTGTTGTGACCATACGCGTAACGCTTCTGTATCAGCTTCACCTTGTCCATACGCTCCTGCGCCCCAACCAGCAGCACCCCAACCTACGAGAGGATTAGCCGAAGAAGCTCCTGAGTTTATTTGGTAAGCGCCAACTACAGACCCACCACCGTTTCCTGAGTCCGAGCTATTAGAAGCAATATTTGTGTAAATTGCACTCGTTATACCATCTGTACTAAAACTCTTAGCTATAATAACGTAATTGTTTGCATCTATAACATTTTCAATTTGATACTCTTGGTTCAACATACTGGCAATAATATTACCACCAAGAGACGCGGCTCCACTGTAAGTGACAAAATCACCTGTACTCGCACCGTGGCTGTTATCTGCTACTGTAACACTAAAACAACCCACGGCTGTAGTATCGCTGTGAATCGCTGCTGTAGTTGATGTAGACGTGCCTGATACAAGTGAAGATGCACCTCTTGTACATCCTGTTAACGTATTACTCGTAATGGCTGAATAGTCTATGACTTCACTCTCAATTATGATCTTACCTGCTGCGGGGAACCCAGAAGTGTCAGCGAGTGTTATAGTCGTGATAGAAGCGTTTATAGCGCCATCTAGGGTTGAGGATACTGCACTAAACGTAACATCTCCTGCACTTGTTGTGGCACGTAGTGGAGTTATGTCGTTATACCCACCACCATTTTCTATGTAAAACTTTAGATGTGTACCAACACCAACTAGGTTTTGGCTGGTTAACGTGATCCAGTTAAGGAGCGAACGTGCAAGTCCTAGATAACTAGCTTCTGATATACGTGTCCAACCACCAAGTTTTTCAGGTGTTCCTTGTCTAAACCTAATGTTGTCAGACTCATACCAACCACCTTCGCTAGTATACCTAGTGTTTTCACGATTTACTCCGGGTTTTAGCAAAAGTTTCTTTAGGGGCATGTTACACCATTAGTTCAAAATGTGGACCATCTATGAAAGGACGACGGCCTTGTGTCCTACGTGTGTCGATGTAGCCATTCATAGCATCTTCCATCGTTCCGTTAAAGTAGGCAATATTTGGCACAGTCCATGCTGCACCCCACCTGATTGGCACGTCGGCCTCACGCGCAGATTCTGCCACAGCGTCAGCTATATCATCGTATAAATTTAGTTCCCAAGAGGCTCTGGAGCCGATATATGCCATTAAATCTACGGCATGCCCTTGGAGATGTTTTGATTTCATGGTTTGCGAAGCACCTTTCTCAACAAGAGCGCGTTGCTCATCCATTGTTCTCATGCCGCAAATCACACCAAAATCTATTTTACTTCTATGAATAGCGCCTTTAACGACAGTGGCTAGGCGTTCGTCTACTCCAATGAGCCTATCTAGGCTACGTGTCGATAGTTTAAATGTCATTTCTCTGTCCTTACGTTTAAGCAGGCTACAGCAATTCCATTGTGTGTTACCATAATCTCTGCACGTTTTCTATTCTTTTCGCATTCTGCGCCGTTTTCGTAAACAGCTAACTGAAAGTAATCGACGGGTTGCCCCGATATTAACTGCATCCAAACCAGCACCCACATTAAGTAGAGAACTTCTTTTTAAGCCACAGCACGGTAGCAAACACTACAAGTCCGTAAATAGTTGCTACACCTATATCTAATAAATGTTCCCTCATGTGATAGATAAACTCAATACCAGCCTGAACATCTCCCATACTTCCAGAACCATCATCTTCAATAGTAATATTCTTAACTAAGCCTGTTTCCTCATTAAATTCTAAGGCAACTCGATCTTCGTCACCACATTCAGTGATGCACTCGTTTTGAATTATTGTTTGCTCCATTATTTACTAACCTTTTTAACTTTCTCGAATGACCTCATGCCAGCCAAACCGAGCATACCTGTTAAAATTGGCATCATAACAGACATTTCAGCTTGCGGGATTATAAACCCAAAACCAGCACAAATGGGAGATATAAGAAAGTTCACCATCAAACCTAACACACAGACGTATCCACAAAGAGGACGCCAAGATGCTTGAAACCAATTCCCCTGTGCTTCGGCCTTGTTTACCTCTAACTGCGCCAACATGGCCTCCTGCGCGTGCCTATCAGCCATTGTACTAATATCGTGTGCAAGCTGTGCAGCTTTATCCTTATCTTGTACAAACTTACCAACGATCTCAGTAGCTGGGCCAATCAAACTTGAAATAATACTCATTTGCCTTCTCCCCTATCATCATACTGTATAGACGTTTTCTTCTTGTCGGCCTTTGCAGAATAAGCGTTGAACCCCATAAAAGCAGCGACAACACCGCTAGCGGCAATAACGTAAACAGAGGCAATATCAGTAATAAGCGTAGCGGCTTTGTCAAAACCTAACATCGAAGCAAAAAGAATTATTAAGGGGTACATCAACATTCCCGCAAGAGCAAAGCCCGTAAACCTGCGTTCTGCATTGCGCTTCAAGTCTTGATCAACCATCTCAAGCCTGCGATCTTCAAGAGCTAAACGGTTCCATTCGTTACGATCAATACTCCCGTTGCCGTTTGCATCTGCTTTATCAAACTCTGTCATACTGTCCCCTCGCATACTGGACTGCAATGTTCCTATCTACTGTTATTATAACAATTTTTTCGTGTTTGTCATATACAATGTATTTTCTGCCTTTTTGTACCATTACCACTTGCCTTGTGCATTTCCAATAAACCAGATAACTCCACCTGCGATTGCTAAACCCACTGAAATTATTAATGTAATCAGGATGCCATTTATCAAATTATCTTTAAATTCTTGTTTGGCATAGACCAATGCTCTTTGTTGTTTTCTCTGTTGTGCCTCTATTCTAAGAATCTCTTTCCAAGCGGATGGGCCGTACACAAAACTAATATGGTTTTGAATCTCAGTCCTCATTTCTTTTAATTTTTGACGTTTTGACCAAATGTCAAGAGCATCCGCTTGATGGTTAGAGAACAATTTATGGTATAACGAAGGATTTTTTGCTTTTTGCTCAAGAAAGTCTATGTCGGATGAGGCTTTAGCAAATTTTGATATAGCTCCTGTAAAACTAGAAATCTCCTTGCCCATTTCACATGCTTTTTTTATGCCATTATAGGCTGCAGTCGCACCCGCGATACAGGAAATAGGATCAATCATAAGACTCGCCTTTAGTCTAGTTTAGTTTGTCTTTCTAACATCCTGTCCATTTTAGCGTCGAGAGCATCTAAACGAGTTATTAACCTGTCTATGGATGCTGTACTCTCGACTTTTGTCGAATATTCCTTGGCGAGTTCTTCCCTTGTTCGATTTAAAAGGATTTGAACGCGCTTCAGTTCGTCATGCTGGTTTTTCGCCCACCATACGATAAAGCCAACCACAGCGGTGAGGGCAGCATTCCAAAGCGCGTCCATTTCCATTATTCTGCGGTTACCTTTTCGTCCGAGACTTCCAGAGAAGCTGTTAACATCTGCATAAACGCCTGTTTTCCTACGTTTAGTTGATCCATATTGAACTGCGCCGATCTAATTTTGCGGTCCAAATCTCCAATGTGGTTCACCATTACCTTCTGTTGATCTGTTAGTTGGTCTTCAGTGTAGTCTACGTTATTGATCGTAATGGTGTTTGTTTTTTTCTCAGCCATTGTGATCTCCTTTCGGGGTTGGGGTTAAATTTCTTGTGCTTCACGCATTGCTTTGTATGCAGCCTTAACATCATCTGTCCACGCTACATTACAAATAGCCTGTACGGATGCAGCTTCACCTGAGATGTCTGTGGCTGTGTGTGTCCAATCACCATTATCATCTGGTGATGAGGTAAATGGCTGAAGAACGTGTCTGTGATACCCACGACTAAGCTCAGTTAGCGAACCGTCTGAACCTTCTTCCATTAGCTTTGTTGCTTGGCGAACTTGTATCGACCAAGATTGCACGACCTCAATTTTGTCGTACTCTATTACTTTTGTTATATCACCGCTTGCCATATTTTATCTCCTTTTATGGACTGTCCGACTCAAAGCTATGCAGTGAGTTATGTGACGTTGTAAGAACAACTAAATATAATTTCATTAAGGTTGTCGTTAAAAGCACTCACTTGTGCTTGTGACTTTACAGAAGCATCAGATGTTATTCTACTAATCTGAACAACCGATGCATTACCTACAATATTTCCCGAATAATTAAATGTGTCTACTAGCTCTACTCTTTTTAAAAAATCTATACTTCCTGCTGTTCTTACCGAATTATCTGCACTAGTATATGGAAGTCCAGTTATTGCTGCGTTTCCACTGTAAGAACCTACATTAGCCCAACGTATAGAACACAGTACAGTTACTAAATTTCCAATTCTAGTGTATTTTGCAGTACCCGTAGTGCTTGCACTACCTGCACTACCTGCACTACCCGTCATAACAGGTGTCCATGCACCTTCTTCATAGTCGTCTAGTAGCTCGGCTGTTGCACCACCAGCATCACCAGTAGCAGAAAAATCAATGCCGTGACCTGATGCAACTTTGACGTTTCCGTCTAAAATATCGATGCCGTCTGAAACTCTTAGATTCGCCCCTGCCGTTGATGTTACTCTCATTCGTTCTATCAAACCGCCAGCCGCTGTGGCAGTGAATCCAACTATTACGCCACTCGGATCAAAGTACCACTGATTGGCTTCTTCTCCTGAGTTAAACTTTTCCTGTGCTCCGTTAGATGCAAAATAAGCGTTCTGACCAATGGAGAGATAAATACCGCCGCCATCTTGAAAAGTATCAATAGCTGCATCACCAGTCACACTTGGATGCTGGAACCTGATTCTTGGTGTAGCTGAGTTAGTTGAAGGAATTGAGAGAACACCTTCTGGGCCGACATTTTCAAGTCCAAGTCGACCAGCTACTTGAGTTGCAGAATTACCACCTTTACCAATAGATACATCTATCTCATCTTCAGCGTTTCCGTCTGAAATCTCAAATCCCGTTTGCATTTCCCCATCGTGAGTTGCGACAAGCATCCTAATTCTGCCACCTTCAGCACCATCAGATGCGTCACCTATAAGACCTTCAATCCTACCAAAAAGTGTTTGTTGTTGGGCATCATTGTCACCAATAAAATCTATTTCTCCAAGATCACTCCCATCAGTGCCAGCGGCACCTCTATCTTTTACAAAATGAAGTCTTGCCCCAGAGGAATCGTTAGTAGTATTTTTTATAATCACTACGGGGTCTT